AATGTACTGTCATCCGGTACACCAAAGGTATCAGCTAAATTCTGTTCAGAACTAATATTGATAACTTCAGCTGTCGGACCCCAGTTAAATGACCCAGCGAATCCACCAATACTGGTAGATACGGCAGGTACTACAGCAGTCGCATCAATTTCATTGACTTGAACTCCTGGGGATACTTGAAATGCCATCGCTTTATCCTCTCAAAAAGGTTTGTTTATAAGTTTTATTTATAAGTTAACATAATAAGGTTATTTTCACTCGTAACTATTTATAATTAAAATAATCCTGTGGTTTTGGTATCTTCCTCAAACCACACGTTTCCTTCACCATCTCCAACCCCTTCATCTTTCGAACGGCCATCATCTATGATCCCAAAGGGAAGCATATCATCTTGAATAGCCGCTAATTGTTCTTTATATAACATATTTTTCATATCAATATCTGATATAGAAACAAATATATCTGTTGTAGTAAACCATCCAAATAGTACTAGGTTCATCATTAGATCATCATGATTAGGACCTAAGGCTTGAAATGAATTTCCCTTAGCTACAAAAGTACTCATTTCTACAATTGTCTGAGCATCTCTTACTAGTAATTTTTTCTGTTCAATTAGATCTTTTATAGTAGAACATCCTATTCGTTTAACTCTTTTAGTCATTTGAGCACCGATAGCGTTCTTTTTAACAGCTGATTCCACAAACATATTTTCATATTCAAGATCATAATATAATCCATTACATACCACCATACCTGAATCATTTGATTCTATTATCACGTAAGCCTTGTTATAAGTGGTTGCATACTTGTATATAATATCTGGAAATAACATAGGAGATATATTATTATCTCTAAATACTGCTACTTGTTCAAATGGATCAGTAGATATATCTATTATATTAAATGTAGAATAATCTTGTCCTCTCCCTTTTGCTGTATCAACCATCAACATATAATCGTGGCTTTCTATAGGTTCTGCATATACAAAAACATTTTCATTAATATGCAAAGGTTCAACTGATTTTTGAGCTAATAGATAATTTGCTCCAATAAGAGTATTACCTCGACCATGAAATGTATTAGCAAATTCTTGTTCGAATTGCAATTCTGATGTGTTTGCTATAGTTTCTTTCTTCCATTTCTCATCTCTTCCTGGTACATCCCACCAATCTACTCTAAAAGATTTAAACTCATTTTCTCCTGTGGTTGCTCCTTCCCAGAGCTTATGAAATATATTTCCAATACCATTTGCTGTTGATGTAACAATAATTTGAGTTTCTGTACCAGCTGTAACAACAGGATAGGTTGAGGTATAGAACTGTGCATCATTTTCTACAAAGGCAAACTCATCAAGAAATAGTAGGTTAACAGATAATCCTCTAATAGAACTACCGCTTGTAGCTGACGCTATAATTCTCGAATTGTTACTAAATTCTATACTTCCTTTATTTAATGCTTTACACCCAGGTTGCAAAAAGAAGGGTAAGTGTTCGAGCGCGAGCGTAACGCGCGAGAGCATCTCGCGGGCGACCGCGCCTTTATTCGCAAGTATAGCTATGGTTTTTTCTGGGTGAAATAGTGCATACCATAAGAGATATACAACTGATGAAATAGATTTACCACTTTGTCTACATGCTAGTATTATAGAAAATCTATTCTCATTAAAGTGTTTAAACATATCTGATTGATAGGGATAAAGTTCAAATGGAACTAACCCCTCATCTAATGAAACAATCTTGATATATTTACAGGCAAAGTATACAGGATCTTGTATACATTTCTGGTATTCTTTTACTTCTTCTCGAGTAAAATCTGAGATAACTCCATCTCTTTTTATGGAAGGGTTACCTAAATATCCAAATTCGTTATTTTTAATCCTCTGCATCGACATCAATAATATTATCCTTCTTATCTAATAACATTCTTTGTAGCTCTGTAGTGCTACCAACAAACACATTGTTATTAGTAATTTCTCTTCTCACATCATCTTGAGTTAATTCTTTTTTATTCTTTTGAAGTGCCATTAGCTTATCTGTAATGTCACCTATAGATTTTAGGTGATTAGATAATACTTCGAACGCGCGGGGGTGCTCGCTCTCGCGGGCGAGCTCGGCCAGTGAATCCATTGATAGGGTACCAACCTTTATAAGATCTTTATAAGTTGCCCTTGAAAATTCATAATCATCCTTAATATCTTTTTTGTCTATGAGGATTTGGGCATCTTTTCTTTTTTCAGCTGGGAGATTCTTCGACAATCTCTCAGATATAGCTTGTTTTTTATCCATCATAATATATATTTATGTTTATGTATATGACTCAATAACAGCTGTAGCTCCAGATGAACTACCTGTTAATGTTTCTCCAACTTGGAACCATCCTGAGGGTACAGCAATTCCTAATGTATTACTTCCCTCTGGGGTATCAGCATAGAATACACTCATCTCACCAGTATTACCAGAAAGACTTCCGGTTATGGTTTCTTGTTGAGTAAATGTTCCACTAACAGTACCTACTATAGCAGTAAAAGAATCTGGAACTCCTAAAGGATCATAGCTAGTTACTATACTATATTCATCAGTTCCTGGAGTACCTGTCACTAATGTATCACCCACCTCTGCAGTTTTAGGATTAACCGCTATATTCAAACCTGAATATTTTTCATCAGTATTTGTTTTATTAAACCAATCGAGTTGAACTTCTTTAATAACTCCTTGATCTCCAATTCCACTATAGAATGTCATTTTCATTGTAAAGTCTAATGTATAAATTAATACTCTTCGAGTTGTAAAATCTCCATCATATGAATCTTCTATTGCAACAGAATTTAATATAATAGGAACATCTTGTTTATAATCAGTCCATCCATCAATAGGTTTAATTGTAACTGAATAGTCAGGCTGAAAGTATGGTACAATTTGCTCTAGTATTTGTAATCCATCATCTTGATTTTTTGCAAGAATACTAAGTTGCATTCCAATATTATAAGGAGTTTGTGCCCGAATGCTTTGTCTTTTATATGAATCTGTAGCATGAGCAGCTGTTATTTTATTTAATTTGTTTGGTTTCTTATTTAAATCTACTTCCAGACTAGTAATCTCAAATCCCATACGAGGTAATTTAAGAGCCATTGAAGCATCATCCATTGTTTCCTGATCTATACGAGCTAGAAATTTTTGTTTAGGTCCGTATGCAAGAGGTACTTTTATTTGATTAAGTATACCACCAGATCCATCTTTACGAATAACAGATATATTGTTAAACATAGTACCAAAGACGGCGACCGACTTTCTCATAGTTGCGTGATAAAAGTGTGTTCCAAACATTAGTAATTCTCCGATGGATCACCAAAGGGGTTAGATTCAGTAAAGTCTAGAATAGAATCTCCACTTAATTCAAATTCAACGTTATCTCCACCACCTGTTGGATCTATAAAGGCACCAAAACCAGTATCTCCTATGTCATAAACTTTTGTTATATAAGCTGATAGGGTTGATTCTGCACCTACTAAGGGAACTGTAGCTGATACTAGAAAGTCTCTTGCTTCAGCAATACCAGAAACACCAATATTAGATACTGTGATTCTTCCAGCAATCTGACTGATATGATCTACTGTTTGTACTTCGCCAGACACTGTAATACCTGCAGCAACTAATTGGCTAATAGTTTCTCCTTGAGTAAAGTGATTATTACCAGTTGTTGAATATTCCATCGTAGCTTGGTAAGATTGTTTGACTTGTATGATATCAATTGCATCGACACCAGTTTCGAAATCCTCTTCATTATATTCATAAAGAGCACACTGAAGTTTATAAACTGGTAAATTAGAAAGTTGATAGAATGGTTGTTCATGTTCAACAAACATAATCTCAAATAATTTATTAGACATTGGAAGGAACAATATATCTCCTTCCTGAGGTACTGGATAATCTATGTCATTATTCCAAAACCCTATAAGTTTTTGCCATTGTCTTTTAGAGATTATGAATGTTGCTTCGTCTCTAATTTCTAGACCAAACTTGGAATATAGATCCCCTGATCCAGCAAAGCCTTCAATATCTTCTATATAAGCTTCAATGATATATGCATCATCAAATTTAGAATTAGAAGCTTCACCCAATACGTTATCCCTAGTAACTATAGTTCTAGGTAAATAATAAACGTCTTGGCCGAATATCTTAAGTGATTCTATTACCAAATCTTCATAAAGATTTTGTTCAGACTTAACGGCTTGAGAGAAATATACGTTTCTAGCCATTTTTATCCTGTCATAAAGTCAATCGGTTCTTCCCAATTGAGTCTAGCTTCTTCAGTTAATTTTTCTAGATCAGCAGTTGCATCATCATATATTTGTCTTCCATTAAAGGTGACTCCACCTGGCATCTGCATCCCTTCAAATTTAATTAAATTTTGACCCCATTGTTGTTTGATAAGTGCTGTACAATATCTCTTTAAGAAATAATCATTATAGACATCTGTATAAGTAGCTGGATCAACAATCCTATAACATTCTAATACTAGATAGGTTGAATTAATTGCTAAGTTTAGTTTATTGCCCATATTACCATGAATTCCACAATAGTAATATAGGGTATCAGGAGCATCTTCTGCAATTGTAAAGGTTACTTTAGCATTAGCTTGGCCTGGAGTTCCAGATCTAACTACACCAGTAGTATATTCTACTCCACCAGTAGTATGTGATCCATCTATTGTTTTTGAAAATGATAATATGTGAGTATTATTTGTAGCATCGGAAACATCAAAAGTGTAAACTATACCTTTGCTTAATGATTTTTCTGGGGCTGAATCTGTATCCCACGTGAATTTATTACTTGCCATTTTTATTACAACACTTTGTGCTTCTACAGAAGTAGTTTCTTCTGACCAATCCATATCTATTCTAAGATTATTTCTATGTCTATTAAAGTCTATGTGCTTATCAGTATTGTCAATAATCATATCTAATAAGGATAACCACTGTTGGGTCATTTCATATTCCATGAGGTTACCCATATATCCTAAGGAGAACATATCATTTAAATGCATTTGATACTTA